CTTCTTCATGCTGGGCAAGTGAATCTTCAAAATCTTTAACTCGAGATTTATATACTTCCATATCTGGTACGGCAGGGGACGTCTTAGTCCAGTAAATCATATCGGTTATCGAATGAAGATCAAGGGGGGCGCGAATAAAACGAGGCGCCACTGCGTCACGTAAGAATCTGCGTTTAAGGTAGGTTATTTGAAAGATGTTTTCAAAATCGAAGTCAACATGATCACGTTTTTGGGAATCGGTGTAGGTAATTCCAATATTCTTAAAGTAATTTACGAGCTTTTGAAAGTTCACATATTTCCTTAGAATAGTAGCCAAAGCTATAGCATGATCATCTCCATAAACTGCAATTTCCATATTGTCTATAAGAAATTGCGGAGTGATCTTTTCTCCGGTTTGCTCTTCGAATTTTTCTTGTTCCAAAATATCCACTATAGCAGCCAGCAGGTAAAACCAGTTGCAAAGTGAATTCAAAGGAGCGGTAACAGGAACGCCAGATGGCATACCACTACGCTTACGCACCAAGGTATTTAGCACAAGAATGTCAGTGTGTATAAAGGAAATGGCAAGGGCTATACGGGCCTTCTGATTTTGTTCACAATCTCCGTACCAACGGTTTATTGCTTCAACGCATTTCAGAATTACGTCAGCCATAAGTTTACCATCCCAGTTCGCATAATCACCTGCAATAATTGAATCTTCTCCAAATTTTGTAAGTCTATTGTAAAGGGCAGTCCAGTCAAGGGATGTTGGGTTAATGCCTACACTAATCGGCTCATCTACACAATTTTGTTGCATAGCACCCATAAACACTCCAAAATATTTGCGTGTTAAAAGAGAAATTTCCAAAGGCAAGCACTCAAATGTGCGAACCTTTGCATTCTTAATCTTTTTCTCACTTACGAGTTCATCTTTCATATTCTCGTATGCAAAATAAGTGGGTATGATTCCTTGTTGTATTTTATTGTCTACCTCATTATACCGATTCATGAAGTAGGTGGAAAGTAATTGTCCTTGAAATGTCGGGCCATTTGGGTCAGTATTAAGTTCATAACAAGCTTGTTTTCCAGTCTTATAAGCCTCATTCTTATCTCTCAGCAGTGCACTCTTCCCTTTCGCACCACGAGTTAATTTGACATAAGGAAAGCCAACACTAGTCTTTACATCGATACCAATCATAAATCCAGGAATACCATTAAGGGTCTCAGAGAAATCCAAAAGGCGCCTGGTAACATTTTTAGGTCGAATTGTAGACAAGACAGTACAGATGGTAAGATAAGCAAGTTCAAAAGGTCTGGACGGGAAAGTATGAGGGGCGTCATTATACTTGTTTAGAGCAATAGACATGGGTTTTACTCCTGCCTGACGAATCTCCTCATCAACACGATGATCTTCCAAAGAGAACGTTGGTGTAGCTCTCTTCGTATCAAAAAAGATACTATCTTCGGCTTCCATCTCATTGGTTATCAAAGATTTCTTTATCCTAGTCTTGTTTGAGGGAACTTGGGAGTACGCGTTAGGTACTAAACCCCAAGCCGGTAAATGCTGACCATTTTGGATTTTCTTTTTATCCTCGATCTCCACTGGGTCTTCAGTCATGATAAAAGGTTGCATGTGGTCATAAGATTCCTTTGTAAAAACAACAGGATCCATGACATCAAGTAAATCCTCTACCATCTCGCGGGTCACAATCTGGGCCATACAACGCTTGCTGTTACCAGCAACATGAATGCCACAAAGAATTCCATCTACAGTATTATTATTGAGTAGAATTCCAGATCCACAGTCTCCTTTGCCAGTAGGAAGATGATAAGTCAAACCACGAGCAATATATCGCTCAAAAATTTTTCCATCAG